CGGCTAGTTCTGGTAAGCTCATAATACTCATAGCCTTTAAAACATCTTGTAGTACCGAGCTTGTAAGAGTAAATTTAATCTCAGGATCTGGAAAAGAGATTTCTTTCTCACCAGGAGTAACAATTAGTTTAGGATCGGCAAAGGTATACTGTACCGATCTGTTGCTATCTTGAATATTAAGAAACTTTTCATCTAATACAATAGACGGAGAATCAAACAATGACAGGACGCCTAAAAATCTAGAAAGGTCATAGATAGCAAAGGTGCTAGGAATATCTTCCCTAATCTCTGCTTTGGCCATTAAAGTTTTAGTAGGAGACACTGTCGTCAAATGGTTCCCTTGCTTGAACTGTAGCGAGGGATTAATAGTGCAGTAATTCTTAAGAATCTGCAGTGTACGTCCTTCAAGTTTCATTACTTACCCTTCTTTTTCTTGTTGAGCTTAGAAATATCAGCAGTAGCTGATGCACCAATCTGGGCCAAGTCAACCAAACTACCACCGAAGATATAACTACCAACGTGCTGTAGTTTCATCCAAGGGCACAACCAGTTCTTACCACCCATCTTAGTAACATGGTAACAGAAGTTGTAATCCTCAGACAAATAACGCTTGGACTCAGGATCAATAATACAATCGAAGTAAGCCATGATTTCACGACTACCATCGAAATGCTCTGTACGAATATGATCAGGCTTATAATTCTGCTCTGGATATGCTTCAGCGTATCTTCTCAAGCAATCTTTCTTAATCATCATAAACCCAGTGCCTAGTTCCATAACTTCGACTGGTTCACCTAGAGGAATCTCTTTTTGACCATGCATTGGATTAAACACATAGTCGCCAACAAACTTATCTAATACTCCTGGATCTTCATCAGCCTTGCCTTGATCGACAGCCTGCTTGATCTTCTCCCATGAGATGCATTTCTTAGGATAAGGTCCGCCTAAGACATCATAAGGAGAATCATCTGTTTGTAGTGCAAGCATGGCAATAACATCTTGAGGGTTAAAGCCAATATCACTATCGATAAACATAAGATGGGTAGCATCCGAACGCATGAACTCATCTACACAATAGTTACGTGCACGAGTAATTAACGACTCGTTAAACAAGTAATATAATTGTAGAGGGATATTGTGCTTGGCCATAAACGCCGATAAATCGGCAATAGACCTGGTGTACATACCGGCGCATTGGCCGCCGTACATTGGGGTAGCCAAGAAGAGTTTTTTCTTTTGTAGCTCTTCAATACTAATTTCAATTTTCATAATTAAACTCCATACTTTTTATCATGATCTTTATTCAAGCCATAATCACCATCATAAGCGCTAAGAGACTCAGCATCAAAAGAAAGATATTGGCCAATTCTTGTGCCTTGCTTGATACGTGCAACACCTACAGTGACATGCATGACTGCAGCCATTACGCCGTGATATCCTGTATCGTATAAACCGCTGGTTAGAAAGACACCATTTCTATTTAGCGTCGATCTTGTAATAACCCATCCAGCCTCATCCTTACCTACCTGAATTACATTCTCCATTACCACTTCATAATGACCAGGTTCAAGAATGTAAAACCCATCAGCATCAGGCTCAAGCAAAATAGAGCCTCTATGCTTTTTAATCTCGTTAGATACTTCAAAAACGTTAGGTGCAATTTTATAGAGTTTACCCAGACGAAGATCAACAGCATTAGGTTGCGAATCACCTTCTTGCACCTCCGTTAATAAAGATCTAGAATTTTTACTTAATATATGCTTCATTCAGTCTCCAAAGAAGTACGGATTTTCTACCGTAGTAAATGTTCCAATAGATGTCATTGTATTATCTTTTAAATTCAATTGCCATATCTGATTGGGCTCTGTCTCTCTACTACCTTCAAATTTAGTAGAAGATATATTCATATTATCATCTATAAACAAAGGTGATATTTCATTCCTAAACGTATACAAGCAGCCTGTTTCTTTTCTGTAGTATACACAGCTAAAGGTACCATCAAGATGATCGAAAGACTTAATATCATTCCACTCATCTATGATAATGTTGAGGATCTGTTTAGTATCCCAGGTAGTTTTATACTTACTACTAAACTCTTTGATAGTATCTTCTTTTAAAATACCGTTATGCCATAGTGCATGATCGGGAATAAAATTTTTGGTGTTGCCGCCTACGGCGGGATGAATCGACTCTATTGTTTTTTCATTGGTAGTGGGCGCCTGAATATGGGCTACGCAATATGTGTTTTCTGGTATAATCCATCCATAAAGATCAGGCATACCGAAGTCACGTTTTAGTAACTCTAGATTGCCGGTTTCTATATTGTAGAAAGAAATTGAATGTGAATGTGAACCTCTATAAGAGTTCAGATCAATCATTCCAAGGAGTGTAGTAAAGTCTTTCGTCCCTATTATTGCGCACATCTTTTTTACTCATAATACATTTAAGTTCTTGAAGGGTCTGCTCATAGCTTTTATGCTGAATGGCAATACCACCTGCTTCTCTAAAAGGTTCAACACATCCGGTTGAATCGTCTATTAAAATACCAAACTTAGCAAATTTAGACTTATCTTTTTTTTCATATTCAAAGTTAGTTGGTAGATGGCCAAATTGCTTGCTAGAGAGCCATCTCATTTTTTGAGCTGCTACATTTTTAGCGTTAGATCTATTTCCTATACATGAAAGAATTTCAACAGTGTAGTTGTTAGTAAGATAGTTAATAAGATCTTGACCTCCAGGCATCCATTCTAGAGTCTCAAACCCATTATTATCTACAAATTCATACCAATGACTTTTATCTGAATCATCTCTGGCGTTTAATCCGTAAATAGCTGAATAAGCTTTATCGAAATTAGCAATTACACCATCCATGTCCAGAAAGATCTTCATTTGATTAATGTGCTCCATGGTATATCAATTGAATATTGAATAGGATCTTGTAACCCTGCCTTAGCAAAATTAGCAATACGCTCCGAGCATGATGGGCATTTACCGCAAGAACGTCCTAAGTCATCTGGATTATAGCATGTAAGTGTATGTGCAAGCAAGTTAACCCAGCCAAGTTCCTTACAAATATTAATCTCTTCATATTTCGATAGATGACTAAACGGTGCCATAATCTCTACTTTATGTGTACGATTCTGAGATGCTACTGCATTTAAACTATCTACAAAACGCTGACTAGTATCCCAATAACCATATTCGTCATGAACCTGTAAGCCGGTAAACACATGACTGGCGTTACTAGCCTCAGCCTGGGCCATAGTTAAAGACAATAGAATTAGATTTCGAAATGGTACATATGTCTTAGGTTGTGGATCACCTAGAACATCTTTAATAGTAGGCATAGCTACATCAGTGCCGCCAATATTAGCAGAGATAGGTTTAGCTATTTCACCCAGAATGCCAAGATCTAATACTTTATGACCTACTTCTAATACTTCAGTAATTTTTTTAGCCTTATTAAGCTCTTCTCTTTGCTTTTGACCATAGTCGTATGAAAGAGCAACAACTTTATTAGCACCATATTTCCTAACTAACAGCATAGTTAAGATAGATGAATCCATTCCCCCGGAAAGAACTACTAATACATTTTTGGCTGTATCAGGTAGAGATGTCAATGCGTCATTTAGTTTCATTTTCTTTTTGTATCCTATGAATATAAACAACAGCATCCATAAGTTCTTCTTTTAGATGCTGTAACCACTGATCAAAGTTTAAATCTGTTCGTTCTGTAGTAACACCGTATTTGTTAAAGCCGTGCTGGGAACGAGTAATAAACTCATCACAAATTTGATTTACATTTTCGTCTGGTGATTTCATTGTCTCGGTGTCTTTTCACAGAAGCGTGAAGCCTCTACTATATTTGTATTAATCCACATTAAGGTATCATCAGAGCAACGAGTAGGATTAATATCAATACCACCCCTTCTGGTATAAAGGCAAGTAACCAATAACTCATCTGGTTGACATAGATCCAGCAATCTCTTATAAATGCATTCACAGATTTCTTCATGAAAATGATTTTCCTTTCGCATACTGACAATATACTTTAGTAGTGACTCTGGTGTTGGACCTTTGTTACCTTTAATATGAATATAGACATCACCCCAGTCAGGTTGATTAGTGACTCTACAATTAGATCGAAGGGAATCTGATCTCCATCTCTGAGGATAATCAGAATAGATATCTACAATATGCAATGTATCTGGTGTTTCGTTGTATTCTGTAAATTCCATTGCTTCTACATTACAGTAATTCTCTAACTTAATAAAATCACCAAGCATAGGGCGAACTGTATCTACATCACCTACTTGTATATTAACTGCTACATGCCCTCCTACAGCTTTAGATAGATCTTCTGAAATCTTATCTTCGATAATATAGAGATCGTCTAAGCTTGTAATAAGTCTAGCCATATTATAGGAGTTTAAATACAGCTTAACAGATTTTGATTCAACAATATTAGGTGAATTGCTTGAATAAGTAAACTTTAACCAGCCTGAAACAGGGAAGCCATTCT